CTTCGGGTTACATGAGGTAACCTACGACACCTCCAAGGAGGTATTTGACGCGACCATGGTTGCGTATAGGTGGGAGGAATCCTACCACACGAGGTTGGAACGTATCCAACCAAAGTACCTCCCCTTATACAAGGGGAGAAAGATCTCAGAATTTCATCCTGAGATGCAGTACCGATACATTCGGTATAATATGTGGAGAACATCCACATATCCCATGTGGTTCTGGAATCACATGCGTATCCAGCTATATGCTGGACGATGGGCCACTGTAAGACAGTGGTTATATATGGCCGATGCGGTCATATTACCGGATATCCTTTCAGGATATATCCCCCGTTGGCAAGAAATCGACCAACGCGTTAGACATATTTTATGTCTAATATCTACACCGAAGAAATATGCGGTGTACACCTCCAAAATGAAGGAGGTTAAGAAACTCATCAGAATGAGTTTCGCCGAGGGAAGAATCAACTTTTGGCTTCCCCCTTCAGGGCACTATCGTGCACTGACATGGTATGTCAAAGCATACCAAAGGTCCATCTGTAGAACAGATGGAAGTCTGAAACATATGGCTCAGACTATGATGCTATGGACTCAAGCCAGAGCATCCGGACTCGCTAACTCTGTGATGGTTAGCGACTCATTATCGTCTTTCATCAAGACGGTAACATCACCTGGAAAAGATATCCAGGTTGACACGGAGTGCATAGGAAAGGCACTCCGGACTGATAGGCCCTGTGGGCCCATCAAGATATCAACAGGACCAAGTTCCTGTTTGGAGTCCACCAGACAAAATGGTGGACATGTTGCCTTCTTAAAGGAGGTCTGCCGAAGAAAAATATCTTCGGTATATAACGTACACTCTCTTGAGCGTACGGATCTACTCGAACCAGTTCGGGTATCTGATGCCCATTTATTGGCATCATTTGCTATAGGCCAATGTTTAGACAGGCCTATACTTACACGCATGATAAGACCTCATGCGGTATGTGAGCCTTCAAAAGCGAGGCTCATTACGGTAGCTAGTTTTAGCTACCAAGTAGTCATGAGCATGTGTGCTCATGTCTGTGTCCCCTTCATTAAGACGAGGGGGACCCTCACGAGTCTCGAAGGCTCGCGACACCTGTGGCAATATTTATACCACGGGCTCAACCCAGAAAATACTGAGTTGAGTGAGATTGGTTATCCAATCTATGCCTTCTCAACAGATATGGAGAAGGCAACTGACTACGGGTCTAGAAAATTTGCCCGTAGTGTTTTCTCAGAAATAATTCTGAGAAAGCGGGATGATCCCCGCTTCCCTACCGGGCTCATAGCGCTCGGTATGCACCTGTTCTGTGGTAACAGGTGGCTATTAATCCGTAAACGGATTAAAGATGAAGACTACTACTTCATCACACCAACCACTCGAGCGTGGTTGATGGGGGATTATTTTACGAAAATAATCCTTACGGTGGCAGGAGAATACCTGTCACTCAAGTCCATGATGACATCATGGAGATTATGTGGCGATGACCACATATCCCTTGGCAAACGCCAAGAAGGAGTCCGCTTCATTATTGAGGCGGAAAACATTGATATGAAAATATCAATGATTGATACATTCATTTCATGTATCATCATGTACTATGCCGAAGAATGTGCATTAGTACCACAGGGCACGTCAAGTACCCTCAGAGTCCAACTTAACCGTGGACAAGATCTTGGATATATTGAATATCCAAGAATAC